GGGCGGGTGGGTGGGCGCGCGCCCGCGCCCGCTTTGTCAAGGGGGGTGGGGCGTCAGTAATTTGACATGTTGCCCGATATTGTCCCAAGTAACCCGTCATAATACTGACAAGTAGGTTGTGTTTTATTTGTTGATTTTCGTTGCATGTTGTCTCGTTTAAATGTTAACGTCGTAAGACGTTAACAAGACATTGGAGGTCTAGGAAATGCTTAACGTAGCACAGAAAAAACTAACCGCAGCTAAGAAGCTAGCCAACACTGAAACCAAAGAAGCCATGAAACAGCAAGAGCGTTTGATGAAAGACCTGGTTAAGGAATTGAACGCGGAAATCAGCCGCTTGCAAGAATTCGCAAGCGCCCATGGTCATGGTGGCTATCACACAAAAACACGCCGCCAAGCGCCCAACGTGAAAGATTTCACGGCACTCGCAATCAAGCACGGCTTTGATGCAGACGCGCATATCAAAACATCTGAATACACAGTGTTCGGATGGAACGCATGATTACCATGCGTTTTGTAAAGCGTGCAATGGTGCTAGCAGGAATATTCCTGCTAGCCTCCGCGCACGCAATCTTCGGGCTGTTCACACCGCTCGATGATCTAGCCAGTCAAGTCATGCGCTTGGCTATGATCTTACATGCCGGCGCCGCGTTCTATTGCGCCGCGCTACTTCACATCATGCGGAGGCGGAGATAATGAATAGGCGGGAAATCATCGATGAATTAAAAGAGATCGTCGCAGACATGGCGGCGAAAGAACCGCACAAGCGTGATTGGTTCGACGCTCTAAGCGCTTTCATCGAACTGTTAGAAGAACAGGAACAAAGATAAGGGAAGCCGGCGCAAGCCGGCTTCTTTTTTATCCAGGAATTATTTTACTTATTGTTAGTCTAGTGCTGGCCGGCCAGCCGGTGGCCGGCGCCGGATCCGAAAACCCCGAACCCCGAACCCCGACCCGAAAACCTGGAACCCGAACCCGTCCCGCTTGTTTTTTACTTGTTATTTTCGTATAATTCAGTGGTCGGGCGTAGCGATGACCGCCGACCAGTGATGCGAACAGCACGCCCGACAACCTATAGCTTGGAGACAAAAAAATGGTTCAATCATCCATTATATACCGTGGGCCATCGCTAATTGACCCGCGCGAAAATATCGTCGTTGTGGCGATTGTCAAAACACGAAACACAAAAACCGGCGACATGGTTCAGACGTATATCCTATGCGACAATGGTCTAGACCCAATGCTGAATAATAAGCTAGGCCATGACTATGCCATTTGTGGCGATTGCATACACAAGGGCCAAGCGGTATCAGCTGCAGAAACAAACTACACGGGCAAGCACGCGAAAAAGCGCACATGCTACGTCAAACTGTTTCAGGGTGTTTTACATGTTTGGAAACATGTTCAAAAGGGTGGCTATCCTGTAGCAAGCGGCCATGATGCTATTGCGGCATTAGGTGCTGGCCGGATGGTTCGCATCGGAACCTATGGCGACGGCGCGGCTGTCCCGCGTTACATATGGGACAGTCTCTTGACCGATGCGGTAGGGCATACCGCATACAGTCACCAGGAAAATGTGGACGGGGTCGAGGTTGACCCTAATCTGTACATGATAAGCGCCGACACAAAAGCCGAGGCCATCGCGGCATGGCAGGATGGCAAGCGCACATTTCGGGTGTTGGAAAGCACTAGCGACATTGTCGCCGGTTCCGAGATTTTATGTCCGGCAAGTAAAGAGGCCGGACGGCGCGCGACATGCGACACATGCAAGCTATGCGCGGGTGCTAGCAAGCAAGCAAAGTCTATCGCCATTGTGAAACACTAGGGGGTCAAAATGGATATCGAAAACCAGCAACAAAAGGACAGCCTGATCGCGGTTCTAGAAAACATGATTGAAAACTATCATGACATGCGGGACGAATTAGGCGATGAGGGCGCCTATCCTAATGAGGAAGATTGCGAAACAGTGCTTGCCGACATACGCGCGGCAAGCACGTTTCCGATCACGCTATCATTACATACGACCGCCGAAGACATGTATTTGACAGCTTGGGAGCAATACAACGAATGCCGAGAACATTGGCATGAGGTCATAACGTGGTAACGCGAGGCGCTCCGGCGCCTCTTTTCTTTTGCCCACCAGGTCGATCTAATCGTGACACTAGGACGGGGGCGCGGGGCGGCATGAGCTGTTAGCCTCGATCCCCGACCCCGAATCCCGAATCCTATCCCACAGCTCCCCGAATCCCGAACCCCGAAACTCGGCTTCAGCGGCCAGTCCCGAAGTCGCTATGTCCAAGGCTCTTGCACCCCGAAACAAAATTAGGTCGCCCGAAGAGAGGTGCTTAACCAAGATGAATGACAAGCCGCCCGAACGGGAATACGCGGTATTCCACGCAATTTGCTGTGGAGATATTCTGACAGTATTGTTTTTTGTTGTTTTTAATTCTAACCAAAACACAAGCCCTGCCCATACTACATGTACGTCAGGCACACCTCCGCCGTGTCGGTTTTCAATGCGTGTTGTGTGACAGTTATTCGGCAGGTTCCTGCGAATGGTGTTCCAGAAGTTCGCCTCCGGTGTCGGCATCAGTCACCTCGATATACTCACCTTCAATGAACGCCTGCGGATACTCGCGTCGGAGTTGGTTCAAACGAGAGGTGATTTCTTCACGCGACAGATCGTCTAGCTGATGAATGTTTTCTCGCCTGTCTACGGTCAAGCCGCCGAGTGCGGATCGTATCTTTTCAGCGTTGATCGCGGCTGAAAACTGTCCGGCTTCTTCAGCACCGGCAGACAACTCATGTAATCGTTTGAGCTGACCCATCACGGTCACGCCATAGCGACGTTCTCGTTCTTCGCGAAGTTCTTGGATGTATTCAGGTAGGTGAGGGAATTTCTTGCCTGCCAAAAGGTGGCCGGCAATGGACGCTGCGGATTTTGAGGCATAACCGGCTTTGCGTGCACATTCGGCGTTGGAATAGATGCCCTCAACATAGTGACGAGCAAACTCTCTTTGCCGTTGCGTTAGCTTCTGGCCGGATTCAGCCTCGATGTCATCTGCAAGAATGTCTGTCTTCTTGTTACACATGTCACACTACTACCCCAGAAAAACGGGGTTTTGAAGCGTTTTTGAAAAAAGTCGTTTTTCGGGTTTTTGTCTATGTTGTGTTATAGAGTCTCCAAAGTGTGACAAGTGTGCCAAAAATGCTTAGAAGTGTGCCAAGCAAAAACCCTTATGCTGCCTGGATTTGCGGGGTTCTTGTCACACTTGTCACACTTGTCACACCACATTTGAAACTTTTTCAAAAACTTTTTTTCAGCAGAATTAGTGTAACAAACGAGACAAATGAGACATCTCATTCATGTTGTTGCATGTAGTCTTGAAAACATGTATAAACAAATTATATACAAATTACTTACTGGTCTTGGAGGACGGTATGGAATTACATCACAGCATCGAGGTTCGGGATTCTCGGATCGAATACGTTGTCTACTGTGACTGGTGTGCCGGTCATGGTTTTGAGTCAGACGCACATGGTGACGTTGTTGATTGCGACAAGTGCCAAGGTACATGCGTCAAGTTTCGTCATGTAATGGAGGATGATGATGTTTTGGTTTGAGCGTCAAGAATACAAGGATTTCCACGCGGCATTGCTAGCGGAGATCAGGTCAATGGAAGCGTCGAAGATGGCTGGGATCAATTGGGAGAACAGCTCTTATAACAACGATGCATGTGGTTCGATCATGTACAACCACGACAATGACAATGAGACCTATGTTCAGTTGTTTGCATTTGAGACCAAGGCTGATGCGATCCAAGAGTTGGGTGAGGAATATGGCACCCAGTATTCGATCAAGGTTTCGATCAACGGTGACAGTGATTGGTCTGACTTTTGGGATGGTGATGATCGTGAAGAGGCGATGGTTCAAGCGATCATTGCCGCTGAAAAGATGATGTCTATGGATGCGGACAAAGGTTTTGAGCATGACGGTCAGTGGATCACTGACCGCACCAAGTCGCCTTGTGGTCGGTTTGATCTGACCGCAGAAGAATCCGACAAACTGTATGGTAAGGAGACCAATAATGAATAAGGCAAATTTCGATTTGTCCCAGTTCTATGGGAGCGATGTGCAGTATCGCTATAAACTGCCGATGACGCCGGAGTTGCGTATGAGCGAAGGCGTGGAGTATTTCGCGAAGGAGGCCGGTGCCTTCTGGTTTCTGGATATTGTCGCGACTGAAATCTTGCCGATGTCGAAGAAGAAGGACGAGTATTTCGTCGCTATCGCTTTGGCCGTAACCAAGAGGCAAGGAGCGTTGATCTTGGCTACCGATGGTAACGATAACGACCTGTATACGAAGGCGATTGAATATACGGATCTACCGCCGAACCCTAATGGTAAGGGAGCGGCGAAGCCGTATACGTTCTGGCTGATTGACGGCGTCTTGATCTTGCCTAGCGAGTATTGAGATGGCGCAGGTAATCGAATTGAACCGCGAATTTATCAGAGGCGTGCACGCTGCAAAAATGGAAGTGGCCGCAGGAGATATATTCGACCTAGATGATGCCTTGTATATGTTCCGCATTGACCCCGCCGACAGTGAATTTCAGCGGGGTTATCATGCGGGACTGTTGCAGGTCTATAGACAGCAAAAGGCATCAAAGCATGGATGAGGTGCTAGTCACCGCCTACGATCTGAAACATCAGGTGGAATGTCTGCCTGATGTTTACCGCCACGACAGCAAGGTCGATGGCTATGAATCAGAGCTGACCTTGCTGGAGCGTGTGCAACTTTTAGTCAAGCTGTTGGAGGACAGGAACAATGCGTGACATTTCACATCACTATAAGGACGGGCGTCCAAGGCATGGAAGCCCAGAGGATCGAGGTTCAGCCGACCGGTATTATGGTCGGAGTCCTATCCCACACTGGTTCCCGCAGGGCACCAATAAGGGTGAGAAGATCACCGAAGATCGGATGTCCGATTCCGAAATCGCGGCCTACCTTTGTGGGTACTGGAAAGAGGAAGACCGTAAGGATTGGGGCTATGAGCCAAGAAGCATGTATCAACTGCAACTTGAGGAGGAAGAATAATGGGATTGGATATGTATCTGACGGGCGATAGGTATCGCGCGAGTGGGGTTATGAACCGCGAGACGGGAAGGTATGACCCCGTCGAACCGACTTATGTGGACGGGTTCCAGCTAAAGAGTGAGCGGCTGGAGCTTGGCTATTGGCGTAAGAATGCGCCGCTTCATAACCTGATGGTGGCGATGTTCGCCGAAGGTAAGGATGATTGTCGGCCTATCGAATTGACTGCGGAGCAATTGCGTGAGGTCGCGCATTGTCTGCGAACCGGCCAGTTGCCAAAGGATGAGGAGTGCCACGGGTTCTTTTTCGGGAACGAAGAATGGTGGGCCGAGTGCCGAGAGAATGCGGAGGAGGATGCGAAGATATTCGATGCCGCTGCGGATTGGATGGAGTCCGGCGAAGAGCAGTTCTGGAATAGCGTGGAGTATCAGGCGTCATGGTAAAGATTATTGAAGCCGAGTATCAGGTTCAGACGACACAGTTCTGGGAACCTAAGCACATTGAGGATTGGCCCACTGATCAGGGAGGTGAACCGCGCGATATCAAATCGGCGAATCATTTCTACATCAAGTGGGGGCTGATGCATGTGCAATGGGAAGAGGAGGGCGAGTTTATAGAGTATGAACCGACTGCCGAGGATAACGGGGACGGCATGGACTACAAGTGGCCGGACGCCGAATACCTCGATGGCGAAAGGTTGGACTGATGAGGTTCGAGGTAACGATTGTGGCGACCAACTGGGTATTGATCGACGCAGACAATGAGGATGATGCAAAGCAGAAGGCTCTGGCCTTAGGCGTTTGGGAAACATTAGATGGTGCGGACTACGAGGTGACCAGTGTGTTTCCTGATCCGTACAATGAGGAGGTAGATAATGGGTAGAGTAAAAGATTGGGTAATCGGTATGGAAGAGGATGCGTCTTGGATGAGCCGCGACTCATGGGCCGCGAAGCATGGCGCGTCTAACTTGACCGTGTATGATGAAACCCAGGACGCGATGGCGGGAAACGAGAAGTACGAACCGGAACCGGATTTTGAGGAGTCTGATGGTAATGGATAAGTACGACGAGGACGACTATGAGGGCGTCGAATGTGACATGTGCGGTGATTGGTGCTGGGAACACACCAGTTATTTTGGAGACATACGATGTGACGAGTGTGCGTCATCCGATCCAGAATATCAGAAAGAGATGCTGTGATCTTGGGCGTATCCAAATGCACTAAGTGCAACAAAAAAGCAGATGCACGGGAGGGCGATGTCTTCCTGTGCACTGATCATTGGTTAGAGCTGTATGGAAACAGGAGTCGTCATTATGGACAAATCTTGGATCATGGACATGGAAGAGGATGCCATCGACATGAGCGCGGAGGCGTGGTGCGAGAAATACGGCGAGAGCCTGATCGAGGTTTATCATGAAGCACGGCGGAAGTACGCCGATTTAGTGGAGGAAGGTAATGAGTGATAAGGATTGGACATTGAGTTTTCTGTCATCAGTGGCAGGACAGATCACAACATCATCCGGCAGCGGAGAGGTCACGAGGATGTTTGCATGGGCGCCGACCAATGTGGAGGCCATGTTGCATCCGGGGGATTACTGGTTGTTTTACATCGTGGATGACAATGGCAAACAGGCCGTGCGGCTGATGTCATTCATCGCGCCGGAGCCAGCATTCTATTCGATCATTGGCTACTGCAACTATCACAAGATTCAGCTTGAAATTGATGAATCAGTGCCGGAGGTTGAGTGCGATGACCGAACCGAAACAACTACGTCTCATTAGAAATGCAGCTGACATGACGGTTGAGGAGTTCGCCGAGGAGCTTGCCCGAATCCGGCATGAGGCTTGGTATATCAAAACCGTCGTCGGTACGCGCCAAGATCGTGCGTACAAGAATCAGAAGCGCGGCGATTTTTACGGGGGCAAAAAGGATGAGTCTTAAATATATGGCGGTCATGCTTGTGTGCACCGGAGGGGTTTGCGACTGGGAGCGCGGTTCTGAGTTGCATGACGAAATGTGGCAATGCTTGTACGAGATCGCTGAAAAGCGCCCGAAGTATTACGAGAACAAGACTCTAAAACTTGTGGACTGCAAGCTGACAACAACCTATAAGCATGAAGAATGATAATAAAATCTTAGATTTCACAATTACCCTATATTCTAATAGGTTAAAGATTGTGAAAGAGGTGGTGTGCAAACCCACCGAACTTGAGGCGGTGATTGACGAACTGGACGAACAAGCCAGCATCCCCAGAAGGGGAGACGGTCACCATGGTTACTACATCGAGGTCGAAGTAAGGAGATACAAGGATGTATTTAGGGAACCAGACGTTGTTGGTAAACGACGCTCTGAATCTACTGCGCGGAAAGCTAGTGCGGTTCATTCTGGAGGACGGCGACATGAGGATGATCGCAAACCTCGTAAGAACAGCCGACGAACTGGGTCTGGAGTACGATCAGGAGTCGATGGTTTATCGGGATCGGAAGGCCGAGGAAGCAAGGCGCAAGGGGCGGACGCAACTAGCAAAGGAACTAGAACCAGGTCTGAACGCGCTATTCGGGATGGAGTACGGTCAGCACGATCCAGAAGCACAGCGTCAGGAGAGAAATCGCAAGGCGCGAGAGCGGTATCACGCAAAAAAGAAAGGTAAGACCAATGGCAGCAAAACGCGGAAGACCCGCAGTCGAAAAAAAGGCGGCGTTTCGTAACGTGGCCGTGCCGATGGAAATCTATGAGATGATCCGCGAGCTGTCGAAGGAAGAAGACCGGACAATCGCAAGGCAACTAGCCGTCCTGATTAAGGACGCATACCAACAGACAAGGGAGAAGTCTGCATGATGAAGAGGTTTCTGAAAACATTCTTTCCGATGTTTTACACCGAGTCCGAACCGGAGCGCGCGCGAGATGATCGAGGGCGGCTGGTCGGCGACGACAAGAAGACACCTACCTTCAATGAAGCGTGGGTCGGGGGCCAAGCGCCGGCACCCAAGAAAGCGGCCCCGAAAAGACCCGCCCCGAAAAAGCGGGGCAGGCCGAAGGGCAGCAAGAACAAAACCACGAGGAGCAAGAAATGAGTGACGCTAGTTTCACCAAGGAAGAAGAACTGCAAGCGTATGGCGGAACAGTTGAGTACGATGTTTCGGTGCCGCTCAAAGTAGTTGTGGATTTTTCCGAGACTGATCTGCACTGGAAGGATGCATTGAGGGAGGAGGTTCGCAAGAAGATCATCGAGCATATTGATAGTGTCGATGACTTTGCGTTTGAATTTACCGGACCTGACTTCTCTGAATAAGAATCGGGCGGCGTGAGCCGCCCTTTTCATTAGTAGCAGATCAGTTGTTCATCTGACCGAAGTTGTGAAACACAGATCTCGTATTTCTTTTGTTTTGCTTCTGCTTCAGCCAAGGTCAGATGCTTGTACCTACCAAATGAATAGGTTTTCGTGGATTTATGAAACTTGATTTCTGGTTTAGACATTTCGTCCTCCTCTTGTTTACAAATAAAACATAACTAACATACAACCAGGATACAAGTTAAAATAAATTTAACTGCTCCGGTTCGCGCATGATCTCGTCTATGTCCTTGTGCATGATCTCGGTGAACTCAATGTCACAGAAGTTGCCGCAGTCAGGCATGATGAACTTCTGTTGGGCGCCCTCGTTAGACTCTAGCTCATCCAGATAGACTCCACGAATACAGGAGTTGCCGACTTGCCGCTCGGCCTCGGCCATGCGTTCAAAGTAATCTGGGAAGTCTCGCCTGATCTTGTTCCAGTATCCCTTGCCGCCTTTGACACAGCCGATGCAATTGTTGTTGCCGTAGCCCAGCTTGTACATGGCAGGTCGTTCTATGCCGGCCTGTTCAAGGTAATACAGGCACTCTGGCTTGGTTAGTTTCTTTTCGATTAGTGGGAAGATCGGCTTGGCATCTGGATATTGTTCTTGGAATCGGATGGCGCGGTTGACCTCCTTCTTGGAATACTCAAACCCAAAGACCTGTGCCTCATACTCCATCTCTTTTTCGATTCGCTGCCGGACTCGTTTCTTGAGCACCAGCGTGCATCGAGCACCACCAGGACCGTTGACGTACTTGTCCTTGGTGATGACATCAAACTGATTGTTGTGCTTGTGGGACTTGGTCACCATGATGTCCCGCCCATACCAGGCCTCGCACTCCCGCAGGAATCGCTCGTTGTCACGGTGTGCCGTATCAATGTGGAAGTAGATCGGAAGAACCCGATCCTTGCCGTACTTGTCTATCGCCAGCTTGGTTGCCACCGCACTGGTGACGCCAGCCGACCACCATGAAATGATCATGCCTCCCACCTGAACTTCAGCTGCCCGTAAATCGGTTGCCACTCCCGACTCCGATTCTTGCGGTCCCAGCCCTGCGAGGTGGGCTTGACCTCCCCGACGATCTTCCAACCGGCGCCCCGAAGCGAGGAGCCAGACTCTTCTTGCAGGGTATATGTGACCATGCGCGTGCCACCCATCTGCTGCCATATTCGCCAGCACCGTCCGTAAAGAAAACTGCACGAGTTTTTGGGTGCGTGATCCACGACACAAACTCTGGTAACCTCGGCTGTTAGGCCGTCGTCTAGCATCCGAGCCACCGGTCTGCCTACGATGGCTACCCCGACAAGTTCACTGCCGTAGCTCGCCCCGATAGCAAACTTACCGCCACCGGTAGGCTTGTTGTGTCGATGAAAGTTTTCGACAAACTCATTCGCCTCCCGAATGCTGACGGGTGTGACTTCCAGTTTCACGACAAGGATCCCGTCTCATTGGTGGTGTCAAAGTCGTAATCTTCTTTGTCGCCTGATTCCCCGATAACAAGACCACACATACGACACTTAGAACCAAACCGGCGTTCTTCTAAAGTATGAGATGAGCAGCGTGGACACATGCCTGCGTCCAGCCGCCTTTGTATGATGTCGTCATCTTTCATCACGTTTCGTTTCCGTCCTGATGCATAGCGCCTCCTGATTCATCGGCATTTTGTCCCAAAGAATCGTGTAAGCTGCCAGATGGCAATCCTCTATCGTTGGGAACGCCGACAAAATCTTTGTTTCGATCTTGTCTATCTTTACGGCGGTCACCAGAACGAGGAGCCAGATCATTCCGTCGCCGACTCTGACTCAAGAACTGATTTCTTTGCCGAAAGCGAAACGACATTGTCTCTACCTAGCCCCCGTATGAACTTCTCCGCAACGTCTGGTGTCAGACCGGTCAGCTTCCTGAACCGGTCAACGGCCTGTGCTAGTGTCAGACCGCCTTTCTTGTAGTCAATCAAAACGTCTATACTGCCTGCGATTTTGGGGTCAGCTTCAGCCATTCCCTAGCCTCCTCTCCTAATACTCGTGCACCTATATCAATCTTATCACGAAGGGCTTTGACGATCTTCTCGTCAATCGTCCCGTCTGCAATTAAGTCAATGTAGGTGACAGGGTTTTTCTGACCAATACGGTGACAGCGATCCTCGGACTGGATCCGAGTTTCAAGGTTAAAGTCATTAGCATAGTAGATCACTGTGTTGGCCTCGGTCAGCGTGAGGCCATAACCAGCCGTGGCTGGATTCGCTACGAAGAATCTTGCGTTGCCATCTTGGAATCTGTCGATGGCGATCTGCCGGTCCTGATCTGATGTGTCGCCGTAGTAGGAGACCACTGAGTCCGAACCGTACACGTTAGCCAGTTCATTACGGATGTTGACGATGTCATACCGGAACCGCGACCAGATGATGATCTTACCGGACACTTCTTCAATGCAGTCCATAAGTGCGGCCAGACGTTGAGTGGGCAACTGAAGTAGTTCACCATCATCTGTTTTGACATGACCCGACAGCACCTGTTGTAAGCGCAGCATCTGCGTAATCATCTGCGGTGTGCTGACGAGCTTGTCGTCTTTTAGCAGTGTGATGGCAAATTCCTGCAACTCTTTATACATGCGAATTTGCTCCATGGTCAGAGTTACATGACGCACGGTGTAGGTCTTTTCCGGCAGGTCCAGACAGTCTTTCTTCAAGACTCGATATGTGTGTGGGTCAATACGCATGGTTAGCTCCTCCAGATTTTTGTAGCCAAGAATTTGTTGAAAGCTGTGTGCGCCCATGGTGCGCTTTTGCAGAACAGCGAAGCGCCCTTGAAACGCATAGTAGGAGTCGTACCCCAAGATGCTGGGGTCAAGAAACTGGAACTGTGAATACAGATCCATGGGTGACTTTGTGACAGGCGACCCTGTCAACAGTCTTCTGTACTTGAACTTCTCCGCAATCTTGAGTAAGGACTTGGTGCGCTTGGCCTTATGGTTCTTGATGGTTGTAGATTCATCAATGGCTATAAGGCCAAAGCGCCCGAACTTCTCAGCCATCCACTCCCCCGCCTTCTTGCCTTTGGCTGACGAGAACGCCTCCACATTCATAACAAATATCTTTACGCCAAGGTCACGGCTGTTGAAGAACGCCCGAACCTTATCGCGATACGTCTTGGTGTGATTTGCTTGCCAGTGGCACACGGTGTGCGCGATCTCGTCTGAGAAATGTTCTGGAATCTCTTTGTTGATCCAGTTGCGGTACACGCCCTTGGGTGCAATGATCAAAGCGAACTCAACTCGATCCAATGGGTTGATTGCCTGCGAACCAAGATAGGCAATGGTATCAATCAAAACCTTTGATTTGCCCGTGCCCATCTCCATGAAGAACCCGAAGGACTCTTTGTCAACGCTACGATCCAATGCCTCGACCTGGTGTGCATATGGTTTTGTTTTGAATTTGTAGTTGACTTGCATCCATGTCCTCCCATATGGTCTAAACATAGGCTTACGGTGTAGTTCCGTCAAGCCATCAAACCTGAAGAGGATGTACTTGCTATGCAGCAGAAAGAAACGATCTTTGATGAAGAGATGTTCGCTGATGCCGATACGTTGGAAGGTGTTGAAGCGGAAAGCGGCAAACAACTATCTGGTTTGGTGCGCCAGTTTAATGCGGTTCAGCAGCAGATTGACGACGCTGAACAGCATCTCAAAGCACTAAAAGAAGAAAAACAGAGGATAGCGTTTGAACAAATCCCCATGCTCATGGATGAGATGGCGATTGAGCGCATTGATGTTGACGGTGCAACTGTCAAGCTCAAGTCGTTTGTGTCTGCGTCTATCCCTGCTGACCGGAAGCAGGAGGCTTTCAACTGGCTCCGAGAACATGGTCACGAGGGAATCATTAAGAATGAAATCGTTGTGTCTTTTGGCAAAGGTGAAGACAACGCCGCAGGTGATGTCATGTACCAGCTTGAAGAGAAGGGTTTCCACCCTGAACAGAAGACGCACATCCATTCGATGACCTTGAAGGGTTTCATTCGGGAACAAGTTGAGAAGGGTAACAACATCGACTTGGACTTGTTTGGAGCATTTGTTGGAAGAACTGCCGAAGTGAAAAGGAACTCAAAATGAGTACAAAACTTGCGAAGAAAGAAGAGGCTGGCGTACCAGCTGAACTGATGGACGACATCTTGGAGACTGCCGGTGAGGGCACGAGCTACGAGGCAGACGAACTACAAATTCCGTTTGTTCGTGTAGCGCAGGGCACTTCCCCGCAACTCAAAAAGAGCGACATGAAATACATCCCTGACCTACGACAAGGGGATGTGTTCAACACTGTGTCGGGTCAGATCTGGGATGGTGAGGAAGGCATTACTGTCATCCCTTGCTATCAAGTCACCACCTACCCAGAGTTCACGCCAGGTGAACAGGGCGGCGGTTTCATAGGTCTGCGGTCCGCTAGTGATCCAGACCTGTCGCAAACGACTAGGCAAGGGGCCAAAGAGTTTCTGCCAAATGGCAATGAGGTCATCAAGAGCGATCAGCATTTCTGTCTGATCCTTGGCGAGGACGGCATGTATGAGCCAGCCATCGTGGACTTCAAGTCTACGGGGTTGAAGGTCAGTCGCCGCTGGAAGACCCAGATTGCTATGCAGAAAATCAAAGACGGCAAGGGTGTCATGAGAACACCGGCTCTGTTCGCCACCATGTGGAAGCTCACGGTGGTTGAGGAGTCTAAGACCGTCGAGGGTGAGATGCGTACTTGGTACAACTGGGCCGTCGAAAAGGTCGGCTTGGTGCAGGACAAGAGCCTGTTTATGGAAGCCAAGGCATTCCGCGAATCGGTTATGAAGGGTGAGGCAAAAGCCCAGCAGGAAGAGGCACCAGTCAGTGACTCTGTTCCTGCGGCGCAAATGCCAAC